TTGTAATTAAACAACAACTTTTGTCTCACTTCTTCAAATGCAATTTTAATTTGCGTAGGAGTTTGTTGGGAGAATTTAATTTTTTTGGGGAAGTTAATGTAATAAACGGATTCTTCAACCCATCCAAAATCATTTCCAGCAACCGGAGTATAAACAACCTTAATATCTTCATCCAAGTATTTATACACCTTCACTTGTTTCAATCCAACACAATCAACATCACATCCACTGTCCTCATCATGCACCCGATTGTAGCATATATCCACCACAATACGGGCATACATTTCTTTCATAAAATCAACTAATTCTTGATTAAATTTGGGGATTTGTTTGGGGGTTTTGGAAATAGTTTTGGCTGGTTCAGCATTTGCCAGTAATTTTTGCAGTTTTACAGTTTTTACCATTTTATTGATAACTTATTATTGTATTTGTTAATAAGGGAATCAATTTTTTATTGTAGAAAAAATTGATTAATAATTTTGCAGATATATGGAAAAATAAAATGCTATCTTGTTTCAGAAGAAATACTATAACTCCAGTCGAATACATCGATTATGCAATCGACGAAGATTTAGCTGAAAAACTAAAAAATACAAAAAAAGTTGTATTCGGACCAGAATTCAATGAACCTATCTGCAATCTACCCAATACAATTGAATCGGTTAATATTTACAATAAATATTTTAATTATTCTTTGGATAATTTGCCGAATGGATTGAAGGAGTTGGTATTGAATCAGAGGTATAATCAGCCATTAGATTTTCTGCCAAGTGAATTGCAAATCTTGAAATTTAGTTTGGGAAGTATATTCAGTCATTCATTGGATAATTTACCACAACAATTGAAACTTCTGGAGATTCCTTATTTGTATAATCATGAAATAAATTGTTTACCGGATAGCATCGAAGAAATAAGAATTGGTGTTAAAACTATGAAAAATGATGATTCAATTTATTACCTTGAATCTCCTTATGCTGTTTGGGAGGATGTGCAATTTTTTAATAAAAAAATAAAAAAATTACCGAATAATTTGAAGAGATTATTTATTTTTAATGAATATCCTTACATTGATGAATTAAAGGAAATGTTAGGAGATCGTTTGAGAATAATATTGGGTGATACACGTATAAATTATAAATTAGTTATCAGAAAAAACATCTACTTGATATTTTCCAAATTTGACTGGTTTAAAACACTTCACACAATTTTGTTTTTTATCAACGCATTTGCAATTGGCGTTGGGAACGTAGTTGATGCCTTCGGTACAGACCATAGGATTGTAAGCAGCTGACCAATCTTTGTTGGTGGCTTTACATTCTTGGTTCTGTTTTTCGAATTCAGCGCTCCCAGCGAAGGAGACATCGCCTTCTCTGGGAGCACTTAGAAATTTTCTTGGATTGAGGTATAGTAATCACGTGCATCTTGGAAAGCTGGAGGGACTGATCCTGGGCAATCTTTTTGGTATTGTTGTTCTCCTAAATACCAGTCGATATTTCCACAACAAGCGAATTTTCCATCTGGATTTCTTCCAAGGAACTGATAAAATCCTTCTTTGCCATCTCCTTTAAGTTTCATAAATAAGAAGATAACAACGAAGAAGACAAAAAATATTATGAGAAATAGTAACACGGTTGATAACCAATCTGTCTTCATTATTATATATTATATAATAATATTATAAATTTCAAAATTTCGGGGGAACCTTCGCAGTCACACATTGAACCTGTTGTGGTGGCAATCCTGGTGTATTTCCATTCATACAAGCAGGCGCATCCCTCAAAACCGTCGGCCCAATTGGACATACCGATGCAGTATATTTCTGATTTTTCAAATTATTCTGCACCGTTGCAGCTGTTTGCACTTGCCATTGAGGACTGGGGACAGGAGCCACAACATTGCAAGGATTATTGGAATAACCGGAGCAGAGAGGGACACAACCGTCTCGTCCTAAAAGGCATTTATCTTTATCGGCGAAGTCTCCAACAGGTTGGTATTGCATATATCTGGAAGGATAACTGGCGCCTAATGGAAAACCAGTTTCGTGAAACATTCCATCTTCAATAAAATTATATGGCATTCCGGTGCGACTTTCATTAATTTCCTCTTGAAAAATTGGTCGTTGTAAAGGTTTTTTATTGTTCATATTATTTTATAGATATAAAATAATATTTATTAATTCCCATAATTATTCTTAACTTCTTTTCATACATTTTTGACAATTCCTTACCATCGCATCATACTCCTCATTCGATATACAATTAATACAAATCATATTAAACATACCTACTACAATAAAAAATACCAAAAATGATACTAAATATACCGACAATATTGGCAAATACTTCAAATCATATCCATATACTAACAAATTCACTACCAATAAAGTCACTAATAATGCGACATAATATCTATAACGATAAAACATATGTTTTTCCATCAAATAATCTCTAATTAATATTTTGCAATTCATAATATATCCTAGAAATTATTTGAAAAAACCACTATATAACAGCACCACTAAAATAATAAATACTGCAAAAATTGGTGGGAAAATCTCCACATATGACATCGCATAAATTTCATTCGAAGCATTAACATCAACATAATGTGAAAATTTTTTGCCCAATCTGTTCAATCCAGGAAAGAGTAATCTAAATAATAAAAGTAAAACATAAATTACCAAAAATGGAACTATAAAGAACTTTATAAATGGATTTAATCCAGGCACAGCCCGGTCCATTAAATAACCAGTCAATAATCCTAATGTAATTGCTATAATATATGATGTTGTTAGTCCAGCACTTGTCATTTTATAATATATACATAATTTATTTTTTCAAGAAATATATGATATTTCATTCACTCCCCTTCCCAACATCAAATCAAATTTCCTATTAAATTCATCCAATATCTTCTCCAAATTAATTACTCTTTTTACTAAATCATCAAGTTTATTGTTGATTATTTCAGTATCACTCAAACCATTTGGGAGAGATATGGAAATATCTTCCATGGAGAGGTGATCTCTTTTTGCTTTTTTGTTTTGCATTATGTGGTTAAAGTGGGGATTCTTTTATAATAAAATTTTTCACTTTTTACTCGAAGTGGATACGTTTTCTGGCTTTGGAGAAGAAGCTGGTGATAAGATTATCACCTTCTTCAAGAGAGCAGATTTCATCATTTTTCCTCTTACGAGGGCTTGAAAATATCTCCACATTTGTCTCCAAAATTAAATTCTCAAAAACATCTGTCTCAAAATAAGGCTCCGATTTCAAAGGAAAATTCACAATATGCAACGCCGTCTGTGCAGTCATACTCAAATCCTTATTAATCTGAAGCATTCCTGTCAAAAGATCAACTAGAACTGGTTTGTGTGCAGGTGGAACACCTGAATTTTCCATACATCGACGGATAAATCCTTTCATATCAATTCCATAGATCGCTGACAAATATGGTAGCGGTCTTGTATTCCGGAAATACAATGGTATTTCCCCTACAACTAACTCTAAAATCGTAATTCCAAGTGACCACATATCATACTGTTGACAAGTAAAGTAGTCGAAATCACAGAGCATTGAATTGTAGATTTCAGGATGCCGGTAATAGGGAGTGTAGATAGGGGTTCTTCCTCTGATTGGGAAATTTTGTCGAAGCATAAATCCATAATCAATCAGTTGAGCCTTTCCCATACCAGTAAGACAAATGTTGTTTGGTTTGATGTCACCGTGAATGAAACCAATAGAGTGAAGTTGAACAAGGATTTCAAGAATGTCTTTGACATAGCGCAAAATGTCCGCCTTATTCAACACCTTGTTTTCCTTCATCCAATCCAGATCCTTCGAAAGAAGTTCCATCGTAATAGTGAGTTTCTCATCATCCACGCGAAAAACCTGAGGATGAGCGATGCCCTTACTTGCCAAAATCTTCAAACAAGACTTCTCATATTTATATGGAAGTTTATTTGTAAAAGACTTAACAGCATAGAGCATTCCATCAATATTCTCAATTGATACAGAACCATAAGTTCCAGAACCAATATTTAAGGAAAAAGACATGATTAATGTGTTCCTACTTCTTAAATTATTTGGAAATTACAGCCATCAATTTTTTATAATAAAGAAAACACTATTTTACAATGTTTCCTTCGGTATTTTGGCAAAACTCTGTTGTTTAATGTGAAAACTTGCATTGGTCACCTTTTCTGCAAAATCCTTTTGAAAAGTACTTGCAAGGAATCATGCATACGGATTCAGAACCATTAATGCTTCAGTTGCCGAAATGGTTTTTCTAACATCAACTTCAAGCAGTAATGATAAAAGATTTTTGAATATCTTTTGATCAACTGTATTACTTAATGCCTTTTCAACAATAACTGAAATATAAGATTTGTAATCAACTTTCTCAAGATGTTCTGCATATGCCAAAGAATCCCTGTAACTTACTTCCCGCACAAATTGCGGAAAACCTCCATTCATCATCTCCAATAATGACATTCCAACAGCCCACATATCAATTGCAATATGCGTCCTATAACTCTTTCTTTCACCAACTGCCCTGTAAATATAGGGATGTCTGTAAAAATGTGACGCAACCAGTCCATCAATCGAACAGTCTAGGTTGTTTATTAAACCGTAATCAATAATGCGTAAATCATCTTCTGCATTGATGCAGAGATTGTATGGTTTAATATCGCAATGTAGACCCCCTTTGTTATGGAGCATTTCCAGCCATTGAAGGAGTTGTTTGGTATATTTGAAGAACTTATCGTTACTAAGTTGGGAGAGATGACTGAGTGTAAGTGGGAAATATTCCATAAAGATGAAACCAAATTCCATTGTTTCAAGAAAAGCGTAAATGTTTGGAATAATAATTTCTGGACATTTATGCATAAAGGTCTTCAATGTACCTGATTCATATTCATACATTGGCAAGTCATTAAAAAACTTCATCGCATAGTTCAAATAATCTTTGGTGCAGAGATATACGATGGAAAGGCCTTTTCCTAATACCTTTTCGAGAAAGTATCCATGAATGAATTGGTGAAGCAAAGGAATGCCTTTTTTGAAATCGTTTTGATGCATAATTTTTCCTTCGATTTGATAGTAAATACCATCATGACGAGTAATGAATAAATCAATTTCGTTCGGCACTTTTCGAATTTCACCTTCATCCGGTAAAAAAAGATTAATCTCACATACTGAGTAAATAGCAGTCATCTTTTCTTCCCTAATTTATACAACATTTATAAAAAAAACCATCAATTTTTTATTACAATTCCTCAACATGTGTCGGTGATATTAATTGCAGTGCGTCCTTGGATGTAATGCGATTATTTGCGTCTACAATTAGTAATTTTTTGGTGAATGAAACAATGAATTCGTGTTCTGCATATGATTTATATTCTTTAAAAATATTGTCAATTTCCAAATTTATTTTGTTTTGATCACTAATTCTTTCGTATAGCCTGTTGGGATTATTTTGACAAAAATATGTTGGAATTTCTCCGTTATTAAACATTGCGAGAAAACATATGCCAAATGCCCAAATATCGGTTCCAAAATCGATGAAATATGCTTCTTTATTAGGAATGCTATTTTCGGGGGAACGGAACCAAATTGTTCCAATTTCCTGCATTTCAACTCCTTTCCTATATGAATTACTAAAATCACATAAAAATGCATTTCCTTTTTTATCCAATAGTATATTCTGCAATTTTATATCCCCATGAACAATATTTCTTTCGTGCATATGTGCGAGTGTGTTTAAAATATTTTTTGATATGATTATTATTGATAGAAAATCAAGTTTTTTGCGATAAATATCTTCTTCCATTTTCTCCATAATAATTCCATAATTATCGTAATAACGGAAATGTTGATATATTTTTAAAATATTTGGTATTCCATTTAATCTTGTATAATATCTTAATTCTCTTTCTCCATCATCATGATGTAGATAAAATTTTAATGCATATTCTTTAAAATCTTTTTCTCTTACTAATGAATGTACACAACCATATGTTCCAAAACCTAATTTTTTTTTTACAGTATATTTTTCTCCATTTATTTCAAATTCTTGTTCAGGGATAATACTGTAATCAAATAAGTCATTTTTTTTGATAGTTATTCTGAAAATCAATTCAGTATTTGTGAGAATGCAATTCCATACCTGAAGATTTCCAAAAAAAGAAACAGCCTTTTGTAAAGTAAATACCTCAAAGCTATCCCCAGGTTTGTAATTCATTTTTTAATTACAAAGCCAATTATATTAAAATATTTCATTTTTTTTAATTAGTAAAAACTATACTTCCTATTCCACCCATTATCCTAAAAACATTTATATTATGCGCATAGACAACCACATTATATTCAATATCCGTATTCACCACCTGTCTCAAATTTAAATACAACTGCGCCCTATTAATTCTACTAAAATTACAAGAGCCACTTGGCTGGAAATCCTCTGGATTTAATGCAAAAGAATATACATAAATCCCCTGATCCGGTGAATTCGTATGATATTGGTACGGCTGCAGCGAATTATAAAAATAAAAATCTCTTAAATCAAATCTCTCATTGTAATTTAACAATAAATTTCCGAAATATAAAATGGTTAATGGATTAGCGTTAAAGAAATTTGTATTAAGTGGGAATTGGTCTTGCACATCGGGCAAACAAGGTGTAATATTATTCTCCACAAATTGCCTCTCCTGTCTAAAATAATAAGCATTCTTTACCCAACTTACATCATACAATGAATGATAATATAAACAATTTGTATAATTATTCCATTGATTAACGGTATAAACGTCAGTTCTTTGTGTGGTGAAGATGAGTTCTTTGACTGGTTGGCTTATTTTGAGTTCGAGGGTTTGGTTGCCGTCGATGCCACCGAATTCTTGTCTTTGAACTTGAGTAATGAGATATTCGTGTGAAACTTGTGCAAATCTTCTTCTTTCATCTGCATCGAGATAAATATAATTAACAAAAACATAACTATTTTGTGTCCATAGGCCACTGGGCGCTTGAGCTCCATTAACAAATTTCCAGAAATAGGTAAGAGGACCATATCCTTCTGCTTCTAGTGTGTCCACTAATTCTGCAGCGGTGACTTCGGGTAATCCAGCGTCTTGAATATTTTGAAATAATTGTGCATCGAATGCTGGAATACCAGCGGTAGGCGTATTGCCGGATTTTCCAAATTCATATAATATTTCCGGGGATAACCCATACCACATTGTAAAAAGTTCGTTTAATGCACGGAATTCAATATTTATGTATATTTCTGTATATTGTAATGCGATTAGAGGAATGCTAAGACCGGGATTGTTGCAGAACCAGAAGAAGAGAGGGATGTATAAACGTCTGCCAGGGATGGATGGTTTAGTAGCTGGTGAATAATCACCAAAATATTTATCTGGGAATTGCATTTCCCATACATTCCCGGTAATTTCATCATATGCTCTCCTTTTACTTCTATCCACTGTTAATTGTGCCCAAACGTTCATCCATTGGCCGTATTGTTGGTCGATTAAAACACCGTTGCAGGTGACATTTACGCCGGCGATGAGGTTTTGGCCGAGATTTTCGATCCATTGGAATTTTTCTGCACTAGTTGAATAAATATTAGGAACATCAAAAACAACGTAAGAATCATGACATAAATCAGCATTTCGGTCTATTTTTACAGTTAGTTGGGAACGTTGTGTTGTGGAGAAACTTGGTAAGACGCGGTAGTATTGAGGTATATATTCCATGGAAAAGTTGGTATGTCTTCTGTATATAGTTTTGAAATAGGTAATTTGTGGATTACCTGTTAAATATAGATCTTGGGCGCCATAGGCGACTAATTGCATTAAACCTCCTGCCATAGGATTATTATAATAATAGGTTAATTTATTTTTAACTTGATAATTTAATCTAATAATAAAATATGGATTCTAAATCAATATTGAAAATATTTACACCAATACTTATAATTTTTTCATTAATTTTATCCATTGTTTTAATTAATTTATCAAATAATTTTTACTCAGATGGTCGAAACTATTGGCCAGGTATTTTTTCTGGAATGATTTTAATGGTTTTTAGTGTTTTTTGTTTGGGTATATTTTTTATGGGAAATCAAGGAATTTTTTATGGGAGTTATTATTTTTGGGTGATTGGAGGATTATTTTTAACAGGATTTTTGATATTAATAGTTGGTTTTATGAATCGGACGAAAGAAGATTTTGCCCCAACCGGGGTGTGTATGAAGAATGGAGAAATGGGAATTAATTATGATGGTAAATGTTTGACAAAAGAAGATCAAGAAGTAAATAAAAAAAATAAAGAAGCAAATGATACCAAAAATCATAATAAATGTGAAAATTTAAAAAAACAATTAAAAAAAGATTTTAGTAAATGCAATCTTTCTTCAGAGTTTAGTAATATTAAAAAAAATATTTTGTCAAAATCCCAAGATGTTTCAAAAGATTTTAGCAATCTTAAATCTAATATTCAAAATGAATCTCAAGATTTATCAAATAACCTTGGTAATTTAAAAAATAAATTAACAAATGAAAGTGGAAAAATTAAAGGGGTGATAGGTGGTGATTTATCAACAATTGGTAAAAAGATGGATAATTTTGTGGGTGGATGTGATGGAATAAATAAATTTTTGAAGAGTGAATGTAGAACTCCTAGTATGGATAATATTGTGAGGAGGTCTCAGGAGATCGGTATTTGTGAGTATGAGGAAAATGGTAAATTAAAATTTGGGTATTCACACCCATATTTTGGGAAGAAGTGTGTGGATAGCGGGAGGATAGAGGAGATGTTGAAGGAACATCCTGAATATGGAAAATTGCATAAAGTAAATTTTAAAGGATTCGAAATAAATCCCTTCCAATCTACACAATGTTTTGGTTTCCCTAAAGAAAATTTAATGGATTATGACCTAAAATGCAAAGAAAAATTTGGCAATCAATATGGACTGAAAAAAATAGATTCAACCGGCTGTCCTGAAAATGACTTCAGAGGATTATGTGAAATCAATTATCAAATGGGAGAGCAATTGGAAGAAGGTTCGACAAAATGTGTTCCAGTTGGAATGGATATGAACACAGTTTGTCAGAGAAAGAATTTACTGGAGAAAAAAACAAAATTCTTAAATATGGGATATAAAATAATTAAATTCGGTGGTTGTCCTCAAGGAACACAAAGAGCCATCTGCGATGGAAATTATTATAATGGAAAAGAACTTTTCGAAAATAGCACCGAATGTTTCCCTGACTACATCGATCCTGATAGAAAATGTAAAGAAAAATTTGGTAATGAATCTTCCTCAATAAATATTATTTCTGATAATTGTGTACCCGGATTTATAAGATCAATATGCAGAAATTAAACCTTCAATTTCTTTGTCAATACCGCCTTCTTAACATCAATTCCATCATCTACTTTTAACATATCCTTCTTATCATCAATTGAATATTGGACAATTTCTTTGTAATTGTCCTGAAGAAGTTTCAGAATAAAATTGTGAGTATCAAACAATTGTTGGTCGCTTTTTGCACCAGCTATTAATACTTTTCCAGTTCCAAAAACAGCAACTGAAATTTTCCGACAATTTCCTTCTCCTAAACCATTCTTCTTTTTTGATCCAATTTTACATTTGTTCTTACAACAACAAACTCCATTTTTTTCAGTCTGATTACTGTTCCACATAAATGATATTTTCACTCCTTGATAAATTCTCGGATCATAAGCCGAATACAACTTATACATATCTCGTCTATTTATAAGCAAATCATATAATTTATGATTGTTAATGAAAAATCCAGCGAAAAAATTACTGTTAATCATCACAACTTCATACTTAACTATCTGAACATCACTTATATCCTCAGGATTTTCAAAAATTTCAGGAAATTTTTTCATTTCATTCAATAATAAATTCGCCGCTTCCAATCCATCGTTATCTTTCTTTGATCCAGTACAAGTAATACTTCCATTCGTGAAAATCATTAGGTTGATATTTTTTTCAGGGCGGATCGCAATTGAAATACAAATAGAGTTGTAAAAATTATTATTGGCGCGGCTATTTCTTACTAAAATACCTTCTTCACCAGCAAATTCTTGATTGGTATTTTCAATTTTGGTATAATCAATTTTCGTAATTGGAGTAAAAGGACCATTTCTTTTTCCTTCTGGAGTAATAGTACTATAATTATTCAAAACTTCTTCCATTTTGGCACACATTTTCTTAATATTATACTTCTTATTAATCGAACA